ACACTACTAATCCATATTTTAAATATTTTAATGTTCGTATATCAGCAGATGATCCGGTAGTAAATGTTGGAGGTATTTCTGAAAGTTTTGTTAGGTGGTTTGCTGAACAAAATTATCTTGAAGGACAAATTGTTGAATTTGATAATGAGTATTATACTGTTAAAATAGCACACAAAGCCGGGTTTAATTTTAATTCTGAGAATTTTGTTAAGTTAGCTGAGTTACCTATAACTGGTGGACGAGATGCGTTCTTTAGACGTCACTTTGATCACACACCTCCTATTATTAATAGTATAAAAGAAATAGCGTATGGTACTTTATTAACAAACATTCAAGATGTAGTTGATTTCTTATTAGGTTACGGAAATTGGTTAGAAGAGAAAGGGTTTGATTTTAATTTCTTTAATCCTGATATTAATTCAGTTGAAAATTGGGCTTTAAGTGCCAGAGAGTTTTTATTCTGGACTACACAGAATTGGGCTGAAAATAGTGTAATAACTTTAAGTCCTACAGCTAATCATTTATCATTTAAAAGAGAACTTCATGTTTCAGACAATATTTTTGATAGTTTTTATGATTATACACTTTTAAAAGCTGATGGACAAAAATTATTACCAGAATTTGTTGATGTTTATAGAGGTGCTGAAGGTGAATTTAAACTTACAGCAAAAAATAGTGCAGACGGTGTATATGCTGTTAAGTTACCATTAATACAAAAAGAACACGTTGTTTTACTAGATAATTATACTGTTTTTAATGATATAATATATGACTTAGAACCAGGGTATAGACAAGAACGAATTAAAGTTTTAGGTTACCGTACAGACGATTGGAATGGTAGTTTAAATATTCCAGGATTTGTTTATGATAATGCAATTGTTAGTGAATGGAGTGAATATAGAACTTATGATGCAGGTGATACAGTAAAGTATAAAGAATTTTATTACCTTGCTAAACAAAAAATTATAGGTACTGAATCTTTTGATGCTTCTTTATGGGAACGTTTAGAGGAGAAACCCACTTCTGTATTAAGACCTAATTTAGATTACAAAGCAAAACAATTTAAAGATTATTATGATTTAGATACAGATAACTTTGATACAAACCAGCAAACTATAGCACAACATCTTATTGGATATCAAAAAAGAGAGTATCTTGCAAATATTATTAATGATGATGTTAGTCAGTATAAATTTTATCAAGGGTTTATTCAAGATAAAGGAACACAAAATAGTTTAACAAAGTTATTTGATACTTTAAGTAATGCAGATAAAGACAGTATTGAATTTTTTGAAGAATGGGCCGTTAAGTTAGGACAGTACGGTTCTGCTGATGGATTTGATGAAGTTGAATTTAAGTTAGATGAAGGTAAATTTAAATTAAGTCCACAACCATTTGAATTAGTTGATACGGTTTCAGGTGCAGAAACAGATTTAATTTATCGTATACGACCATTTGAAGTTTATCTTAAACCTAATTCTTATAATCATAAGCCATTTCCAACACATACAAAAGAGTTTGAATATGTGCAAACAGCAGGATTTGTTAATGAAGAAGATGTTGAATTAACAGTTGCAAAATATGATGATATTCTTAATACTACTATTACAGAGTTAAATGTTGGTGATTATGTTTGGGTAGGATCGCGAGGAACAACATGGGATGTTGTCAAGTATATAAGAACAGCAGATAGAGTTGTACAAGTAACTTCAGATACTGATGCTGGAACAACAACAATAACTCTTAATACACAAGCTAGGTATGAAGAAAAGGAAATTATAGGTATTCTTGATGTAACTGGTGCAGAAAAATTCTTTAAAGTTAAAAGTGTTTCTTTAGCAAATATAATTTGTTATGCAAATGGTGAAACAGAAGATGTAGATGTTGCAGATGGTTTTGTTACTAAATTTATTTCAGCTAGAGTTGCCAACTTAGAAGAAGCAAATGTTAGAGTTCTTAATAGTGAATTACAAGTAGGTGAATTAATTTGGGTTGATGACGATGATAACGAACGTTGGGTTGTATTACAAAATAAACCAACATATAGTACATTCCAGCAAATTTCAAATGTAGAAACTGGTGAAGGACATTTATTTGGTAAAGTTATTGCGACTAATGATAGAAATACAATTTTAATTGTATCAGCCGCTGAAAAAGAACAAGTTTATGTGTTTACTAGAGTTTCTGATAATGTAAATTATACCCATAGACAAACAATCGAGGCTCCAATAGAACTTTATACTGGCCCAGGAAAGTTTGGTACTAGTGTTGCATTAACTGATGATGGAGATCATTTAGTTATCGGTGCCCCGTATGCTAGTAATGTAAGAACTAAATGGAAAGGTGACTTTGATGGTGGTATAGTTTATGTTCCTGGTGACGTTGTTAAGTATTTAGAAACTTTCTGGGAAGCACAATTTGATATTGCGGCGGCAACGGGTGCATTATTATTTCAAAGTTTTTATTCATCAGCATTTATTGAAGAAGCAAATTTTGATGCTGTAAATAATTCATATCCTGAAATAGTTTATGCTATAAGAGGAGACTATGGTTTAGATGTTACTACAGATCATTATTTAATTAGAGCCCCGGTTGAACAATATGAAGGATCATCAGCAAGTGATACAATAGTTCTTAATTGGAATGAATTTTCACAAAATTATCCAACTGGTGTTTTACCGTGGGGTGCAACAGGTCCTGGAGTTGCTAATGTTGAAGGTGAAAGAACTATTGCGGCAAAAATTGATGCTGTTTTATATGTTGATAACTTAATACGTATTCCAACAGTTGGTGATTCATTATCATCAAGTACTGCGGTTGGTGAAGTAGTATATATTCGAATTGAAAATGTTAGCCAAGCAGTAATTTATATGAAAGATGTTAGTGGAGAATACCTTCCTACAGATGAATTTTTCTTAAATGCAGTAAGTTGTGGAACATTTGAATTAATCAAACCAGCTATTGCGACAGAGACATTTGGTGGATGGTGGAAAATTGACGGAATACCTTTATTTACTACAACTGTAAATACCGCACAAGAAATTTCAATACCAAATCTTATAGGGCAAGATTTTATAACTTCAAGCGAATCAAGATCACCAGTTCCGTTTAGTAATACAATGGATGATGTTCATGCATTGAGTTTAATTACTGATCCAACAAGAGGTGGCAGATTAGGACATTTAAGTTATTATGATAAACAAGGATTACCTAATTTAAGTGAACTATGGTTTATCAGAGCACCAACAAGTTTTACAGATGTATCTAATAAAGACGATACGTTTAAAATGTGGGTTAATACTATTAGAGGCGGTGTTGCTCCAATTTCAGTCTTTGATCCTGCATCATTAGGCTTACCATTTACATATTTAAATAATACCCATCAAATCTTTGATTTATGGTCAGGGTATATTGATATAACATTTACAAACTTTGACAACTTGGGTAATCCTTATGTTCCTCAAGAAAACGAAGTTATTATGGATAATATTACAGGTGCTACGGCTACAGTTGCGTATTTACAAGAACAGTTATTAACAGCTAGAGTATTTGTAAAAGACAGAACTGGCACATTTAGTTTCGGATTTAATAATAGTGCAACAAGTACTATTAGTATAAAAGATGCTATCAGCCCTGGCGTCAATCGTTTATCTGGGAGATTAGATCATGCGGATATGGATAGTGCGGTTACAGGTGAGATGGTGGTTGTTAAAAACACAGATTCAACTCAGTTACCAGTCACTTCGCCGACTTTTCAAATTGAATTAGAAGTACATTTTTATTCTAGCAGTGAAGTTAGTGGTATTGCTAGAACACCCAATTACCCAACACCACTAAACAAAGACTGGATTCAGCAACATAATATCCCTGCACACGCAGAAGGTGTTGAAAGCGGAAATACTAACGAAGGTATCTTTTTAACTTATGATAAAACTGCTAATGGTGAGTATTCATTAAATTATGGATATATTTCTGAACATACAGCTACTAATAAACTTCTTGGTAAGCAAATAGAGTTTGCTACAAACGGATCATTACATTATCTTTATGTTAGTACAGAAGATCTTAGTATAGTTGGAAATGCTGGTAGAGTATATTTCTTTAATCATGGTACTGATATTAATGGAAAAGTATTTGATTACGCAACTGGAAAAAATCAATATTATAAAGGTGTGTTTGATGTATCTCAAGCATATTATGAAAATGACATTGTTTTACATGATCAATATTTCTGGCAAAATAAAACTAATTTACCGGCAGGTGCTTGGAGTCCGACCCTTTGGACCCAGTTATCATCTCATATAGATTATGTAGGATATACTCCTAATGACTTAAATTTAGTTGTTGATAATGAACTTATTGTCGACCAAGCAACATTAAAGAATTTTAGTCATCCATTTACAACTAATAGAGATGGAAATATTTTAGTTGTTGTAGCTGAATTTACTGATAGTGATCCTAAGGTACTTGTTTATAGATTAAACAATGGACATTACGAATTTAGTCAACAAATTGTAACACCTATAGTAGGTATAGGATTTGGTACAGCTATTGCAGTTTCAGATGATGGAACGTTAATTGCAATTGGTGCCCCACTTCAAGATCAAGTAGATACTAACAATGGTGCCGTTTATGTTTATAGACAAGAGTCAGGTAGCTTCATATGGTCACAAACACTTTATAGTCCAGAAGATGATGTAGCAGAAAGATTTGGAGCAACATTAGACTTTGATAAAAATAATTTAGCTGTTTCGTCTCGTGGTGGAGATCTTATAGCAACTACAACATTTGATGCAAATACTACAGTTGTACCTACATCGTTTGATAATAATCTTACTCAGTTTAAAAATGCAAACGAAGATAGTGGACAAGTTCTTATTTTCCAAAGATATAATAACTCATTATTGTATAGTGAAAAATTTGTTTTTAAGAATCCTATAACAAGACGCTTTGGTGATTATGTATTATTTACAGATAATCATGTTTACGTTGCGATGCCAGAATTAACTATTACTCCTGAAGACAATTATATGGGAACAATAATTGATTTTAGACGTGAAAGAAATATTTTATCATGGCAAATGTTACGTTCACCAATTGATCAAATTGATTTAACAAAATTTAGAGGTGTGTTTATTTACGACACAGAAAAGAATTTATTAGGTAGTCAACTAGATTATATTGATCCTATTCAAGGAAAGATTGCAGGGACAGCCGAAGAAGAAATATCATTTAAAACATTATACGATCCCGCAGTATATACAATTGGTACAGCACCGTCCGTCGTTGATACGTCAAATTATTGGGGTAAAAAACAAGTTGGAAGATTATGGTGGGATTTAAGTACAGCAAAATATCATAATCCTTATCAAGGAAATATAATTTATCAGACTGCTAATTGGAATAAATTATTTAAAGGTGCTTCAATTGATATTTACGAATGGGTTGAAACAACACTTTTACCGTCAGAATGGCTTGAACAAGCAGATACTGAAGAAGGGTTAGCAGAAGGAATTAGCGGAACACCGAAGTTTGATGATAATACTTTGTCATCAGTTAAAATTTTTAATAAAGCTTCTCAATCTTTTTCAGACAAATTCTTTTATTGGGTTAAAAATAGAAAATTTACTCCGCATAATGTAGAGTTTAGAAAGACAAGTGCATATGATGTAGCACAATTAATTGAAGATCCTCAAGCTGTAGGATATAAGTTTGTATCGTTATTAGCAGATAATAGATTTGCATTATATAATACTGATGCTTTATTTAATGATGTAAATTCAGCAATTAATTTCCGTTATTGGACTATTGCTAATCCAACTAATATTCATAATGAATATCAACTTTTAAGTGATGGATTAGAGACAAGTAGACCTAAAGTAGATATAGAACGTAAGTGGTTTGATAGTTTAATAGGATGGGATGTAAATTATAGAGCAGTTCCTGATCCTGATTTAAGTGTTAAACAAAAATATGGTGCATTAAATAGTCCGCGACAAAGTTGGTTTGTAAATCGTCTTGAAGCAGTAAAACAACTTATTGAACGAGCTAATGGTGTTCTTAAACAACATATTATTGTTGATGAATATGATCTTAGTAAGTTAAAAGACATTGATGTAATGCCAACGTTAAATTCTGGTAAGTTTGATCAGTCAGTTGATACGTATGCAGAAATTGTTTTTGTAGGTACTGCAAATATTATACAAGCACAATTAACACCTATTTGGAATAATGGTAGGTTGGAGAGAGTTGAGATTGTTAATGGTGGTAGAGGGTATAAAGTACCACCTACATATCTTTTCACTAATATTGGTAATGGTACCAGTGCTGAACTTATTATAACAATTGATACTTTAGGAAAAATTACTACTGTAGATGTTAAACACGCTGGAAGAAATTATGCTGAAACTTCTGGAATTTTAGTTAGAAAATATAGTACACTTGTTAAAGTAGATGAAAATATTAGTGGTAAGTGGTCAATTCATGCTTATAATACTGCTACCACATTATGGGAAAGAACAGATAGTCAAGCGTATAATGTTCCTGAATTTTGGGGGTATGTTGATTGGTATGCGATAGATTATAATCAGTTTACAGACGTTGATTATTTAATTGATGAAAGTTATCAATTAACATCTTTAGATGCCTCTGTTGGTGATATTGTTAAAATTAAAACAGTTGGTACAGGTGGCTGGTTATTATTAAAGAAAATTAAGGATGTAATAGATGCAGATTATACTACAAATTATGAAACAGTTGGTCGACAGAATGGAACAATTAAATTTGCTTCAAGTTTATATAATTATCCGGAATGGAATATAGGTTATGATAGTTTAAGTTATGATACAAGTGATTACGATAATCAACCAGTACATGAGTTTAGAGTAATTTTACAAGCATTACGTGATGATATTTTTATAGATGATCTTGCAGTAGAATATAATAAATTATTCGTAGCAAGTGTACGTTATGTATTTTCAGAACAAAGTTTTGTTGATTGGGTATTTAAAACAAGTTTCATGAAAGCAAAGCATAACATTGGAGAGTTAGCTGAAAAAGTTACCTTCCAAAATGATAATCTTCCGAGTTATGAAAAATTTGTTGAAGAAGCTAAACCTTATAAAACAAAGATTAGAGAGTACTTAACTTCTTATACAAAATTAGATAATACTAATTCAATAACAACTGATTTTGATTTGCCACCAGCTTATAGTGTGCAAGATGGAAGAATTATTCCTTCATCATTAAAAGTTAAAGATGATGCATTATATGGTGTAGATCCTGGACTTATAAATTATCCAAACAAACATTGGAAAGATAATTTAGGTTATGAAGTTGTAATGATTCAAATTAAAGATGGCGGTACAGGATTTCTTGAAATTCCTGTTATTACAATAAGTGGAGGCGGCGGTACAGGAGCCAAGGCACAAGCATATATTGGTACAGGTGGAAAGATTACTTGGATTAAGATAGTAAATGCTGGTTCAGGATACTTGTCAGCACCAACTGTTATAGTTAATGGCACACAATCAGACGGTAGTAAATTAGCAGTTGTTTCAGCGAAACTTGGTAATGGAAAAGTTCGTAGTGCTCACATTGTATCAAGGTTTGATAGAGTTAGTGGAGCATTTTTAATTACTACTCTTGAAGAAACAGAATCTTTTACTGGTAATGCAAGTAAACAAAAGATTGATTTAAAATGGCCAATGGATGTAAGACCTAGTCAGATTTATATTACAATTAATGATGTTGAGAAATTAACAAGCGAATATACTTTTGAAAATATTGCTTATACAGACAAATCATATACAAGATATAGAGGACAAATATTCTTTACAGAACCTCCAGCTAATTTAGCCTCAATAGTAATCAAGTATAGTAAAGCTATTGATATGCTCCAAGCACAAGATCGTATTAATTTATTTTATAAACCAACCGATGGAATGCTAGGAAATGATATAGCACAATTAATGGAAGGTATTGATTATGGTGGTGTAGAAGTTAGAAGTTTTGACTTTGGTGGAGGCGCAGGTTGGTTTTCAGAACCTTGGTTTACATCAACTTGGGATACGTTTGATAATACATATGAAGACGAAGTATTTCAATTAGATGGAAGCACAAATGTTTTTAACCTTGCCCAACCATTAGCAGATGGTGTACTTTATAATGTATACAAAAATGGTGTTAGAGTAGACGATCCAGAATATGATGGTAGTACTGTACCTGGTAATCCTAGTGCAGTTATGCAAACAATTACAGGTGACGGTGTTACTCAAACAATTACTTTAAATGAAGAATTAATACCAACAGTTGATGGTGATCTTATTATTATTAGAAAAGCAACAAGTGATGGTAGTTTTATTCCAGATCCTGATGCTTATGATACAGCATTACAAGGTGGCGATTTAGCGTATCAAACAGCTAAAGGACTTTTGTCAGAAGAGATTGTTGTTGATGGTGATGGGTTTGTTACTCCGTTAACGTCTAAAGGTCCTGAAGAATTAATTCCAGGACAAGTTATGGATACTGTTGATTTTAAAGTATACGACAGAACTGCGGATGGGTCAAGTATTATTAATAGTTATAATTACGTTGGTCAATCTTCAGTTAGTGGATTTCCTATTAATCAATTACCAGCTAGTCAAGAAGATTTATTTGTAAAAGTAAATGGATCAATTTTAGATAGTAGTGAATATACTGTAAACTATCAAACTAAATTAGTAGAATTTGTTAACGCTCCACAGACTGGCGATGCAGTACATATTTCAACAATGTCGAACAATGGTGAAAAGATTCTTGATTTTGACAAGTTTATAGGTGATGGTTCAACGTCACATTTTGTAACACCAGTTGTTTACAAATTAGGATTAACATATACACTTACAGTGGATGGAGAAATTGTAACTACGGATCTACAAGAAACAGATTCTACGTATGAAATTGCAGGCAGGGCCGTATTTAAATTAGGAACTATTCCAAATCCAGGAGCAATAATTCAATATGTAGTTTATGATAGTGCTAGTCAAGTGTTTAGTCAAATAACAACAGATGAGTTTATTGGTAATAGTGTAACGACTAAATTTACTTTAAGTCAGGCTCCGTTTAGTAGTTTACCAGTAAGTCATAATGTTATAGTTAAAGTTGGTGATAAGATTTTAAATGCAGGATACAATCAACAATTTTCAGTTGTACAACAACGTGAATATCAACTAAGACAATGGCAAATTTCACAAGCATCAGTTAGTGCTGAAAATGTTAAAGTCTTTTTGAATAGTGTTGAGATAGAACTAAATCAACAATGGCGTTGGGATACTTTTAATGGATCAGTTGTGTTGTTTGCTGATGTAGGAATAACTGGAGATAATTTAGAAGTATTTGTTATTGATAGTGGTGATTATCAATTTGGATTTTTTGATCCTGGTACAAGTTTATTTGTTAAAACACCAGACGATCTTTACTTAGATACTCCGCCACCAAATGGTGAAAAACTTACAATATATAAATTTAGTAAACATGATATTAGAAAAATTGAAAGAGAAACATTTGATGTAGTGGCTAGAAATCCTGTTACAGTTGGAACAGATGATTATACTGAATTCCATCAATTAACTAATGGCATAATTAGATTACGTGAAGAAGCCATTGATGCTGAATATGTATGGGTTACAGTAAATCAGACATTATTAACTCCAAGTATTGAGTATTATGTTACTGATGATAAAAAACATATTAGAATTGTAGTTGATATCGATCCTAATGATACGATAGAAGTTATACACTTTACTAATCCTGTAATTGTTCCTAAATTTGGGTTCAGAATTTTCAAGGATATGCTTAATAGAACACACTATAAGCGCCTTGGCGATAGTAATAAATATACATTAGCAGAAGATTTACATTGGTACGATAGTAGAATTTATGTAACAAATTATGATAATTTACCGCTTCCTAACAAGGATAAAGGTATTCCAGGTATAATTTTCATAAATGGTGAACGTATAGAATACTATTTAAAAGAAGGTGGTGCTATTAGGCAATTACGCAGAGGTACTTTAGGCACAGGTATTGCAGAGTTACATAAAGCTGGATCACATTTATTTGATCAGAGTGCAACTCAAACAGTACCATATAAAGATGAAATATTAACGCAGGTCTTTGAAGCGGATGGGTCAACAAATGCTATAACTGTTGATTTTATTCCTAAAGATGTTAATGAGTTTGAGATTTTTGTGGCAGGCAAGAGATTACGCAAAGTTTCAATTAGTTCGTTTGATAAAACTGTTGATTTAGATAGCCCTGAAGCAGATATTACTTTACCTGCTGAATTTAGTGTAGATGGGACAACATCAACAGTAACAATGTTGAATACACCAGCTATTAATAGTAAAATTATAGTGGTGAGAAAGCTCGGAAAGAAATGGACAGATCCAGGAGTTCCGTTGCATAGACAGGAAAACAATATAGGACGTTTCTTAAGAAGTGAAGAGGCAACGTTACCTAAATAAATACACTTGTAGGATATTAATATGATAGATAACTTTAATGAACAAAACGGTGTACTTTTAGAAGGACACATTAAGATTTTCGACCCAGACTCGGGTGAAATATTCGTGAATAAGCGAAATGCAATTCATTATGAAAACATGAGCCTTGCATTAGCTGAAAGTTTAGCAAACCAAGGTCAAGGGTTTATTAATAGCATGGTTTTCGGCAATGGAGGAACATCTGTTGATCCAACTGGTATTATTACCTATTTGTCACCAAATTCTACAGGTACTAACGCTAGTTTATATAGTCAAACACATACTAAGGTAATTGACGATAATTCGATTAACAATACAGATCCTACAAGAAATAAGCTAGAAACCCGCCATGTTAGCGGTACAAATTATACAGATATTTTAGCAACTTGTTTATTAGATTATGGTGAACCTAGTGGACAAGATGCAATTGATAATGCAACAGGAAGTGAAAGCCTTTATGTGTTTGATGAGTTAGGACTTGTAAGTTATGCAACTTCAGGTACTGGTAGACTCTTAACTCATGTGGTTTTCCATCCAGTACAAAAGAGTTTAAATAGATTAATTCAAATTGATTATACCGTAAGGGTACAAAGTCTAACTGGCTTTAACGAGGCGTAAGTAAATGGCATATCTAGTATCACATACTGACCTAGCAAATAAAGGTACTATTACAGTTGAAGATAATACTATCAACCAGGTTACTAGTTTAGATATTCCTGGACGTAATACTACGGCTTATGGTACAGCTATTGCAGATAGCTTTTTACACTTACTAGAAAATTTTGCTTTTAATACATCACCACGAAATCCTGTAGAAGGTCAGCTTTGGTATGATACTACAGTAGGTGTTAATCAGTTAAAAATCTTTGATGGTACAAACTGGATTTCTGCGAGTGGATTAAAAAAAGCAACAAACGAACCTGCCGCTAATCAATCAGTTGTAGGTGACTTATGGGTTGATACTGATAACCAACAACTTTATCTTTATACAGGTTCAGGATGGATATTAGTAGGCCCAACATTTAGTGATGGATTATCAACTGGCGTAAAGCCAGCAGTTCTTATTGGAACTGATAATGTTTCTTATACAGTTTTAAAAGTAGAAGTTAGAGCAAAAATACTCGCAATTATTTCAACAGATGGGTTTACACCAAAGATTGTTATTACTGGATTTACTACAATTAAGCCAGGATACAATTTAAGTACAGCAGACATTACAGGTGATGGTGCCGGAAAATATTATGGTACGGCAGAAAAAGCAGAGAACTTAATTGTTCTTGGAGAAAATGTACCTGCATCGAGTTTCTTAAGAAATGATGTACTCAGTACAAGTTTATTTCCACTTAAGATTAAAAACAATTCAGGTATTATTGTTGGTGCCGATAGTGCATTATCAATTGGCGTAGAAGGTCAAGCAGGAATCGTTGCCCACCAAACTTCAGGATCAAATATTGACATAAGAGTTAATGATGCTGGCACAATTAAAACAGTAATTAGAATTGATTCACAAGCTAAAGTAGGTATTAATAACTTATCACCAGATGAGTCATTAGATGTTGTTGGTAACATTCAAACTGATAGTTCGTTACTAGTTGAAGGAACTACAGATGCGTCAACTATTAGTACAGGAAGTATTACAACTAAAGGTGGCGTAGGAATTGCTAAAAAGTTATTTGTTGGTAGTGATACTAATATTGCAGGATTACTTACAACACAAAACATTGTTCCTAATTTAACATTAGCACGTAATCTAGGAACGTCAAATGAACAATGGTTAAACGTTTATGCACAAACATTCGTTGGCAATCTAACAGGAAATATTACAGGAACTGTTAGTGGACGTTCAGGCTCAGCAGATAAACTTGCTAGTCCAACAACGTTTCAAATGCAAGGTGATGTTTCAGCACCATCGTTTAGTTTTGACGGACAAGACGAGAGTACTAAAACATTTACTACAAGTATTGCAAACACTTTTATTGCTAATAAAGTAGAAAGTGCTATTAGTCAAGTTGATGATGAAATATTAATTAACAGAATAAGTGGAGATACTGGCGTATTTAAAGTTAATAGAAATAACTTATTTGCTTCAATTCCAACAATGCCAATTGGAATGATTAGTCCATTTGGTGGAGAAAGTGCGCCTATTAATTGGCTACTTTGTGATGGACGTGAAGTTGCTATTGCATTATACCAAAACTTGTTTAGTGTTATTAATTATAATTTTAAAGATCAAATATTAGTTACAGCAGGATTTTTCTGCTTACCAGATTTAAGAGGAAGGTACCCATTAGGTATAGATTCTATGGGCGGGACATCAGCAAATACTGTTACAAGTTCAGCCGCTGATAATATAGGAACACACGCAGGCCAAGAAACACAGGAAGTTGCACTTACAAACTTGCCAGAACATGAACACGATTTAAGAGGTCCAAGTGGTGATCAGTATTATGCTCTTAGAGATGTTGAAGGAACACCAAATGATCCAGAAGCAATTCAATATGATTCACCAACTGGGACAGGTGCAGGACAAGCCTATCCAACAAGTGGTGGAGTATTAACAACGCAACAGGTACCATTGGGGCAACCTGTTGATATTATGAACCCATATATGGCAGTAAATTATATTATATATGCAGGTGTAGTGGAAGAAGTATAATGAGTTATAAGTTAAACAAATCCGACGGAAGTTTATTAGTTGATTTAGTTGATGGTCAATTAGATACTACTACAACTGATATATCTTTAATCGGAAAAAACTATTCAGGGTTTGGTGAAGCATTAAATGAAAATTTAATTAAGATGCTTGAGAACTTCTCAAAGTCATCTGCTCCTAGTAATCCTTTAATTGGTCAGCTTTGGTATGATACAGCAACACAACGAGTAAAAGTTTATGACGGTGTTGGATTTAGAACAAGTGGTGCACCAGCAGTTCAGGCTCAACAACCAAGTAACTTGGTTGCTGGGGATATTTGGATTGATAGTGACAATAATCAACTTTATTTTTATGATGGAACTGATTTAGAATTAGCTGGACCGCTTTATACTAAAGGTCAAGGTAAAAGTGGATTTGACATTGTTACTCTTATAGATACATTTAATAATAGTCATGTTGTAATGAAATATTTTATTGCTGGAACTATTGTTGGTGTTTGGAGTAATACAGATTTTCAACCCGCAACTGGCTTTACTATTTCTGGTATAACTGGAGAGATTAAAAAGGGATTTACACCAGTTAGTCTTGATGATTTTAGATACCGAGGTATTGCCGACCAAGCTAGTGCATTAAGAGATACTTTTGGAAATGTTAAATCAGCGGCACAATTTTTGCCTGCAGATGCTGATTCAACTACAACTGGTTCATTAACAATACAAAACTCAGGCGGCCTTACAATTGGGTTAGCACAAAATAATATTTTAAAAGTAGTAGGTACCTCGTTTGTTAGTGAAAACCAACTATCTAATCATGATTGGAAAGTTAGAGTTAGAAAACCAACAGGCTTTGTTGATGCTCTTGTAGTTGATACATCAGAAGATCATTTCGGAGTATTCCAATCAGATCCACAACACGCACTTCATGTTGGTGGTGATATGAAAGTTGATGGCGACTTTACAGTAGGTGGTGCTTCAGTTTTTGTAGAAACAACGGATTTAAAGGTACAAGATAAGAATATTGAATTGGCAATAACAAGTGATAATACTCCACTTGATAATGCTGGAGTTGATGGTGGAGGTCTTATACTTAGATCATCACAAGTAGATAAAGAATGGGTGTGGAAAAACACAACTCAAGCATGGACTAGTTCAGATAATATTGATTTAGCCGCAACAAAAGGTTATAAAGTTGACGGTGCAGAAGTATTAAACAAGACAGAAATAGGATCAACAGTAACCCAAGCATTAGGGTTAACACAAATAGGAACACTTGCTGAATTAACTGTTGATGATATTAGACTTGATGGTGTTGCTATTAGAACTACCGCTCCTGGATTACAAATTGCTAGTACAGGACCTATTGAGCTTGTAACAATAGTTGAAGGACCTAATACTTACGGCGGACAACAAGAAATTAAAGGGGTAGCTGACCCAACTACTAATCAATCAGTTGCTACAAAGTTTTATGTTGATGATCAAATAAATCAAGAGCCTGTTATTATGAATTTAGACATAACAGGGCTTTCAAATGGTGATATTGCTACAGTAATTGAAGATGTGTATCCAGCAGGAAATAAGAAAACTGGCTCATATGCTTATATTACAACTGCTTCAATAACAGGAGCCACAGTTAGTGGAATTAATGTTGATACACCAGTTTTAAATAAGTCGTTTATTGCAGTTGATTCAAATGGTGTACAGAATGAAAGTGTACTACAGGATATTGCATTCAGTAGTGCAAGTGGTACTGTAAATGTAACAATAAGTAGAGGATTAAAGCGTTTTATCGTAACAGGTTCAACGTGGTTATTTGATGGCGATTTATCGTCCAGCGGCGGTTTATGGTAATAAACGATAAATATACTTAATAGGGGTTAAACTATGGCATATACAATAGACAGATATAACGGAGTAACATTAGTAGTCGTAGAAGACGGCACAGTTGACCAAACTACTGATATTAAATTAGTAGGTAAAAACTATGCTGGATACGGCGAAATTCAAAATGAAAACTTCCTTCATATGCTCGAGAACTTTAGTGGTGCGGCACAACCGCCAAAAGCTATCTCAGGGCAAATTTGGTTTGACGCTACATCAAGTAAATTAAAATTTTATGACGGAACTAAATTCCGTACAACGGGTGGTGCTGAAGTTGCCGTTACAGCTCCGGCAGGATTAGCTACTGGTGATTTATGGTGGGATTCTGCAAATGAACAATTATACGCTTTTAACGGAACAGGCTATGTATTAATAGGACCTCAAGGTATTGGTAGTACTGTTTCACAAATGGTTACTGCAACCGTTCGTGATACTACTAGTGTAAACAGAATTATTATTAAAGCAATTGTTAATGATGAAGTAATCTTTATTATTAGCTCAATAGCATTTACAATAGACTCAACAGACCCAACTAACGCTATTACTGGCTTTGACAGTATTAAAAAGGGTATAACATTACGTAATACAACAAACGCAACAGGTGGTGTAACTAGTTCAACAGATTTTTATTGGGGGACTGCAAGTAATGCCTTACTATTAAATGGTAAATCTGACACAGATTTTGCTCTTGCAGGATCAGGCGCATTTACGGGATTAACAACTTTCGCAGATGCTGGTATTGCCATTGGTGATTCCAATGACATGAAGATTTACATTGAAAATGATAATGAAGGTGTTATACAAAATCAGGTTGGTACAAAGATTAAATTTAAAGTTGACGATGATGTAGGTGTTGTTAAAGAACCACTTACAATTACAGCCGTAGGAATGTATCCACCAATAACAGATACATTTGAATTAGGAACAGCTTCATTAAAATTTGCAAATATTTATTCAACTGTTTTTACAGGACTGGCTTCACAAGCTGAAACACTTAAAGTAGGTGCTAATTTTAGATCCGCAGATGTAGCCGCAACTAATAATACAGTTGCAGTTAGAGATGGTAGCGGTAATTTATTTGCAAACCTATTTACAGGTACAGCTACAGCGGCACAATACGCTGACTTGGCAGAGAAATACACAACTGATCAAGAATATGCTATTGGTACAGTCGTAGCAGTATCAGGCGATGCAGGTTCAGAACTTAAAGAATGTGATGTAACAAACGAAGATAAGATTTTAGGATTTATTGCACCAGCACCAGTAGGTGTTGTTAGTGAAAATCCAGCTTTCTTAATGAACAAAGATGCATCAGGACAAAATATTGCACTTAAAGGTAGAGTTCCAGTAAGAGTAATTGGCCCTGTAGACAAAGGGCAATCTATTTACGCAGGTCCATCCGGAAAAGCAACTACAGTAATTGAGAATGGCGCATTAATTGTAGGTGTTGCACTCGAATCAAATGCTAGTACTTCTGAAAAACTAGTGGAATGCATATTAAAGGTATAAGAACATGGCAGTAGGCGATATTATTACAGCGGCTCGATACAATAATTTACAGAGTCGAGTTGCTACGATTATGGGAAATGGCTCCGGAGACGACGGATATGGCCAATCCTTGAATAGTTCTCAAGTTGCCGTAGCAGAAACAGTAACAGCAACTCACATGGCGTTATTGTTTAATGATATAGAGGCTGGTATAAAACACCAATCAAACTTAGGCCCTGCCGAAATTGTAATTATTGACGTAGCAGATGTAATTGAAGATAGTAACTCTGTTAATAAAAAGGGTGTTGCTCAGTTTGAAAGTGAAACTACTACATTAGAAAATAATAAATTCGCAATTGATGTAAATCAAGGTACTGCTGAAGCGGCCGTTCAAGGTCAGTATACTACTGATTGGAATGGTCAACTTGATCATTTAGTAAATGTGACGTTTACAGATGGTAATCATGCAAGGCATTTCTTTAATGCAGGCGGCGAAGTTCGTTTTTCAGCAAATCTTCAGTCATTTCCAGCTGAAGCTAAATCAATTAATTGGGCTACAATATTATCTAATATGCAAACAATAAAATTTAACTATACAGCCACGTCAGCAACAGGATCAGGTACTGGTTCAGCTATTGGTTATCATGATCTTACTACAAGTTTCCAAGCAATTTTTGACAAACAAGGCTCGGCACCATATGCAGAAAACCATTATATTATTGAAGTAAAAGGTGATGTAGCAGTAGATCCATCAGTATTACAATTTAGAGTTAATTTTGATGATGATGATCCTACAGAGCCAGGTACACCAACTGATGAATTAGTTAGTGGTACCCTTACAAGTATTGTTACACAATTCCGTCCTACTGGCGTAAACGTTTCGGTTCCAACACCAACGTATGCCAACGATCCTGGCAGTAACTTAACCTAATTTAACATCTCCAAGCTAAATTTCCTGTAAATACACACGTATTATAGGAGATAGTTATGGATGAACGGTTATCTAAAGCATTAGACTTTTCTAATTATATGGTAACGCTCAATAACCAAAAGCGTGTTTTAAAAGAAAAGTATTATCAAAGTGCTGTTCATTATTTTAATGGTGGTCAATTTTCAGTAACTAAAGAATTAATTACTTTTGTAAGTATGCTTATTAATAAAGGTAATGATTCTGATATAGTTTTGCTTGATGATAATGATACACCGATTAAGATTGACGATTTAATTAAATTTTTTGATGATGTACTCGATATTTATTTTACAGCAACAAATGAATATCAAACAGAGTACGAAAAGATTAGAACTAAAAGATCTGTATCTGGATTAGTTGATGAGCAAGAATAAAGGTATATTAATTTTTGCTCGAAATAATGCCCAAATAGATTACGTAAAACAAGCACATTTTCTAGCAAAGCGTATTAAGGAATACTTAAATCTTCCTACATCTATAGTTACGGATAGTGTTAATTACCTTAAAGATACATATAAAGATTATAAAACAGTTTTTGACCAAGTCATTGAAGTGCCAGTTGCGTGTTCACCAAGTGTAAAACGTTATTATGATGGTACTAATATCTTTAAACAACTAGAATTTAAAAATGATTTAAGAACTAGTGCGTTTGATTTAACACCATATGATGAAACACTAATGTTGGATAGTGATTATGTTATAAGTGATTCTTTGTTTAAGCATTGTTTTACACAGGACCATGATTTTTTAATTTATAAAGAAGCACATGATTTAAGTGGTTTTAGAGATCATGCACAATTTGTTCATGTTAGTGATACTAGTGTTGATTTCTATTGGGCAACGTGTGTATTTTTTAGAAAAACAGAAACTAATAAGATATTTTTTGAACTAACAAAGCATATCCAAGAAAATTGGGGCCATTATAATAGTATCTTTCAAATTAACAAGGGCACGTTTCGTAATGACTGGGTGTTTAGTATTGCTATTCATATAATGAATGGATATCAACGTGGGGATTTTTCTCATAAAATGCCAGGTAAAATGTTTTTTATAAGTGACAAGGACATTTTGTGGAAATTAAAAGATGATAACTTTTTGTTCTTAATACAAAAGGAAAATTATTTAGGAGAATATACGCCACTAAGAATAAGAGGTACTAGTGTTCATGTAATTAACAAGTTTAGCCTTAATAGGATAATAGACAATGCGTAAAGGTTTCGTATTTTTAGCACAAAATAGTGAGGACGATTATGTAAAACAAGCGTGTCTATTAGCTATGAGCTTAAAAGCAACTCAAAAAGATTGTAATATTTGTTTGGTTACTAATGATACAGTTCCAAACAGGTATCATAAATTATTTGATGACATTAAAGAAATACCATGGAATGATAGTGCAGAAAATAAAGACTGGAAAGTAGATAATCGTTGGAAGTTGTATCATGCATCACCATATGACGAAACAATTGTGCTTGATACTGATATGTTAGTATTACAAAACTTAGATACATGGTGGACTTTTTTAAAAAATTATGATTTATTTTTTGTTAGTAATGTTTACACGTATAGAGGAGAGTTAATAACAAGCGATTATTATCGTAAAACTTTTACTGCAAATAAGTTACCAAATTTATATGCAGGATTTCATTATTTTAAAAAGTCAGAGTTTGCAAAAGAGTTTTATACATGGTTAGAATTGGTAATGAATAATTGGGAACTGTTTTATAGCAAGTATGCTAAAGAATTATACCAAAAAAGTTTAAGTGTAGATTTAAGTGCGGCAATAGTTGCTAAAATACTTGACTGTGATAAGAAGATTACAAATAATAAATGTTTATTTCCAAGTTTTATACATATGAAACCATATGTGCAAGGGTGGGAACAGCCTGGTAGTAAATGGCAGAACCGTGTAGGTAGTTATTTAACGCCAGAATTAAAATTAAAAATAGGAAATCATATGCAACAAGGAATCTTTCATTATACTGAGAACGATTTTGTTACGCATGACAAAATTAAGAAATATAGAAAGTGGGTAGGAGTATAATATGGAACGATATGCTGTTTTTAATCCAGACACAGGTGAAGTTTTATCATTACCTAACTTTAAACCAACAGAAGGAAGTTTTATTGAGGTAGAGCCAAGGAGTGTTGATGGTATTTTAAAAGGTATCGAGCAATTATCTCATTATTGTGTTGAATACTCCAAACGTAAAAAACAATACGAATTAAAATCTCGTTTATTAGACGAAATAGACTCATACAATGTCAATGATCTCATATATGAAGTCCCTACTAGAAAGACTAGTAATGCAGATTTAACAATAACACAAAATATTAAGGATACTTGTTGGACAATTAGTATAGGTGGTAATCTTAAAGTTAATTTATTGTCACAAAACGTAAGTTTCAATAATAAATTAAGTTTTAGTGTCACTAGAAAAAATGATCCTAACATTCTTTATAAAACTTTGCAATTTGATTTCGGTAAACTAGAACATAGTCTACCATTTACAGAAGATTTTGAATTTCAGGGTGAGCCTGTTTCAATTTATACAATGAAAAGATTTGACAAATATACCTTGGAGGTAATACGATAATGTTTTATATATGTTTATTAATTTTTCTATTAAATGACGGATTTAGTATGATCCGACATTATAGTCCATACCTACGTGATGTTAGACAACGTCTTATGGATAGAATGACTAGGAAATGGTTCCTAATTGTTCACAGTACTATTGATATTCTTGCTGTTCTTGGAATGATTTACTTGTGGGAAGCAAAATATGTTTGGGTTTTAATAGCGGTACCTGTTTTTATGATTGTTTGGTACATTCCGTTATGGTTGAGAAAGCGTAAAGCATGAAATTTAAAGTAATAGCAGGACCATGCCAACATGAAAGTTTAGAACATAGCTTAAAAGTTATAGAGTATTGTAAGTCTACAGTATATAACCAAGAGTTTGATTACTATTTTAAGACTAGTTTTGATAAAGCCAATAGAACTAGTCTTGATAGTAAGCGTGGAGTAGGTTTAGAGCAAACGCTTATAGATTTTGCAGAAATAAAGTCACGCTTTCCTAAACTTAAGATACTTACAGATGTTCATGAACGAGATCAAGTTAGAAAAGTTGCTGGGATAGTAGATGTAATTCAAATTCCAGCGTTTCTTTGTAGACAAACTGATTTAATTAGAGAAGCGTGTGACTCGGGATGTATTGTTAACATTAAAAAAGGACAATTTTTATCCCCATATGAAGTTGACGGTATTATGAGTAAAACTAAAGGTGCTAAAGAAGTCTGGATTACAGAACGTGGCAGTAGTTTTGGATATAATAATTTAGTTGTTGATATGCGAGGTTTACATATAATGAAAGAAGCAGGATATACAGTTATATTTGATGGTACTCATTCAGTACAGCAACCAGGAGGTATGGGTACATCAACAGGTGGTAACAGAAATCATGTAGCACCGTTATGTAGAGCCGCAGTAGCAGTTGGTGTTGATGGATTGTTTATGGAAGTACATGATGATCCGGATAATGCACCGTCAGATGGTCCTAATATGTTAACGTTTCCGATGTTTAGGGACGTAATGTATGAAACATCAAAATTTGTGAAAGCTCGTTATGTCTGATATTAAACTTGCAGAACAAGATATTATATTTTTAAGCTATGATGAACCTAATGCTGAAAAGAATTATGTTGATTTAGTACAAAAAGTACCATGGGCTAAACGGGTTCATGGTGTAGAAGGATCAGATGCCGCTCATAAGGCGTGTGCAGAGTTGTCTGAAACTAAACACTTTGTTACAGTTGATGGAGATACAATAATTAATCCTACATTTTTAAATGTTGTTCTTGACTTAGATGCGTTAGGCGTAGATGATGATTATCAATTTAGTTGGTGCGGCAAAGTTAACGTCAATGGGTTAATGTATGGTAATGGTAGTTTAAAAATGTGGACTAAAGACTTTGTTAAGAATATGCGTACACACGAAAACACAGATGGTAACGATGATACTATGATAGAGTTTTGCTATTTTGACAATTATTATCAATTAAATGACAACTATAGTGAAAGTATTATTAACTCAACTAAAGCCCAAGCCTTTAGAGCTGGTTTTAGAGAAGGTGTTAAGATGAGTCTTAACAGAGGGACAAAGGTTACTAATTTAGCAAAAGATGTTTGGTGGCAAAATTATCATAGATTGTTAATATGGATGAATGTTGGTATTGATGTAGAGTATGGTATATGGGCAATTTATGGTGCTAGAGAAGGTTGTCATCTTGCACTTACTGATTGGGACGTTTCACAAACACGAGACTTTACTATCCTTAATAAAATGTGGAATGAAACATATAGTAAAGTAGCAGACGAAGAAATATATCATAGAGTAGGTGAACTTGGTTGGCGTTTAAATAAATTAGGCTTACCAATGGATCATCAACCGTTGTCAAAGGATCAAAGTAAGTTCTTTAAAACTGTTTACGTTAATACCGATAGGGTAATAGGTAGAAAATGAGATACTATATAGGAACATTTCGTATGAAAGATGATGAAAGTTCTGATATATGGCACGATACAATTATGCAAGAGCAATTAGGTGACGTATTAAGTGATGCATTTCTTTATGGTGGAAAGCTAATGGAAGAAAGAAGTGTACCCCAAGACTTTGATATGCTTCATTGCCACATATATGCAACATTTAAAGATGAACGTAAAGCTATGTTGTTTCAATTAAAGTATCCACAAGTTAGACCTTCAGAAAAAATCCAACCAGAAGAATATGCAAAAAATTTGAACTGGGTAGCTTAATGAATGAAATAGACAGAATTAAAAAAGTACTACCTATCACAAACGAGATGTTTAGTCCAACATTTTGTTTAGCTAAATGGCATCATACTACTATCTATCTTGCAACAGGTGAAACACATAGTTGTTATCATCCTGCACCGCACCCTATACCATTAGAAGAGTTAAAAGACAATCCTAGTGCGTTACATAATACAAAAGAGAAAAAAGCACAACGTAAACAAATGTTATGCGGAGAAAAACCAGAAGGGTGTAACTATTGTTGGAAGATTGAGGCAATGGGTGATAGATATATTAGTGATAGGCATATTAAAACAGCAAGTATATACACACGTGAACGTGTTCAAGAGATTGAAAGGGAAGATGATGACTTTAATATCAATCCTGAATACATAGAAATTAGTTTTTCAAATGAATGTAACTTCAAATGTGGGTATTGTCACCCCAAAGCCAGTAGTAGATACTGGAAAGAGATAGAAGATCATGGTCCTTATAGTATGTCAAGTACACATAAGCAAGATATTGACTGGTTTAAGGTGTATGATAGGGAAGAAGAAAACCCCTATGTAGAAGCATGGTGGAAATGGTGGCCTGAAGTTAGTAAGACGTTAAACATATTACGCATTACTGGCGGAGAACCCTTAATGCACAAGAGTTTGTGGGACTTGTTTGACAAGTTAGATAAAGATCCTAAACCTCATATACAAATAGAAGTTAATAGTAATATGGGTGTTAAGCCTGCGTTGGTACATAAGCTAACAGAGAAGGTTAAGATGTTAAGGGCAGGCAATAAGATTAGAAGTTTTAAACTTTATACTAGTATTGATACGTGGGGACCTCGTGCCGAGTACGCTCGTACAGGGTTAGATATTAAATTATGGGAAGAAAATTTAGATTATTATTTAAGTAACACAGGTTGGCCCGTAACTTTTATGATTACTTTTAATATTTTTTCTGTAACTAGTTTTACTTTATTATTAGAAAAAATTCTTGAGTGGAGAACAAAATATAACTCCACTGACAATGAAACACAATGGCAACGTATAAGATTCGACACCCCTCATCTAAAAGAACCTAGCATATACGATATGAATATTTTACCAAAAGACGACTTTATGCCGTATATGTTTCAACATTTGGATTTTTTACAAGATAATGAGAGAGAAGGAGATAGAACAAAGTTCAGTGTCATTGAAGTTGAGAAATTTCGGCGTGTAGTAGATTATATGAGAACTACTCATTATGAAGAAGCAAAACTTAAACAAGCTCGTACTGATTTTTATCATTGGTTTACTGAGTTTGATAAAAGGAGAGAATGTAGTTTAGTTGAAACGTTTCCAGAACTACAAAAATTTTATAATGACTGCAAACAGCTCTAAAACACTATGTATTCTTCCGTGGCTTCATATGTATGTCAATGCAGATGGTAAAGTATTACCTTGTTGTATAGGCGATTATAATAAACCATTAGGAAATACACATACAAATTCTATAAAAGATATTTGGAATAGTTCTGAATATAAAAAATTACGTTTGGCAATGCTTTCTGGGATGAAGCCTACAGTTTGTCGCCAATGTTGGACACACGAAGAAGCAGGTAATAAGAGTTCACGTATGCATAACAATAGACAGTTTGCAAAGTATATGTCGTTTATTGACGAAACCAATCCAGACGGTAGTCTTGATGAAATGAAATTACGTTATATGGATGTGCGTTGGAGTAATATTTGTAATTTTAAATGTAGAACGTGTAGTGCAACATTTAGTTCTAGTTGGGCTCAAGAAGATGGTAAAGAAAATAGTTTTATTTTTGCAGGCGGCGAAAACAATGATGCTTTATATGAACAATTTGAACCTTATTATAAAGATATAGATGTTTTTTATTTTGCTGGTGGAGAGCCATTACTTACTGATAAGCATTATGATATTTTAGAATACTTAATTGATAATAATCGTACTGATGTTACATTAAGATATAATTCTAATGTTAGTAATTTGTTTTATAAAAAAGAATGTATTACTACATTATGGAATCAATTTGCTAACGTTCAAGTTGATGCTAGTTTAGATAGCTGGGGCAATCGTGCTGAATATATAAGGGAGGGAACTGTTTGGACTGATGTTGAAAATAATTTAAATATTATAAAAAAAGAGTCCCCTCATGTTAAATTAAATTTTAATACAGTTGTTAGTGTTTTTAATATTATAACTATTACTGATTTTTTAGAATATATGCAAAGTCAAGGATTTGATATATCAAATGGCATTTTATATAACATTGTAGATCCTAAACATTATACTTTAGCAGTATTACCTAGCAAGTATAAACAAGTAGCTTATCAAAAAATTGCAAATTATTTAAAAACTGTTACAGGTCTCGGAATAAGGTCGCAATTAAATGGAGTTTTAAGGTATATTGATTATTCAGAATATAATCCTGAGTCGCATATTAAGTTTCAATCTTTTACAAAGCACTATGATAAAATAAGAGATAGAAACTTTTTAGAAACATTTCCTGAACTTACCGGTGTGTTCTAAAATCGATATTGTTAGATTGACGTATACATAATTCAAACTTTGCCATATCATGCCAACGTTTTGTTTCATTGTAAATACTAAACTTTGGTATAGTAGCTGATACATCGTTCATTAGTTTAACCCATTTCTTTTGTATTTCACCAACTTTTTCGTTAGTGCTAGGTCTCCATTCGTGTTTAAATGTGCGTTTTAAAAAGTCATAATGTTCTAATGGGTGTGGATGTCCATCTTGAAAAAATTTATTAACTAATTTTTTATCTGCTTTAAATTTCTGAGTCCAATTGTTGTTATAAAGCACATCATAAAAACTAGGTTGGAGAATACTTATAGTTTCAGCATATAACTCTCTTAATTGTCGTATTCGTTCTTTGTTACCAAATATTTTTGGTTGGTCAAGTGTTATTTTCGAATCCCATTGATCAACGTAATGTACTAAATTATTCATTTGTATGAAATGCCATTGAGTTTTATGTTTAAGCATTCCATGAGCCGCTTTAATAAATGCTAAATCTCTTACTAATGCACCATATTCGCTAAAATACTTTTTAACCCACTCTTCGTCGTAAATATCTTGACTATAAATATTGCCTGGTGTAGACCACGCTCCGTGTTTTGTTTCTGAGTCATGTAATACACCATGATGTCCAGCGTGAAAATATCGATCTTCTCTACTTACATTTGTCCATTGGACTACTATTAAATCTTCGTGTGTAAAATTATATGCGGCATCAGCCTGCATTAATACATTAAAAATATATTGATTACCAGCACCAGCTTTTCCGAAATTATAAAAGTCAGCTTTACGGAATTCATAGCCTAAAATATTTGCCCAAGTCCCCCATATATAATCTGTAAAACTACAGCCAAATGTAAATAGTCTTTTAGGTTTATTAGTAATTAACATTTTCATTTAAAATTGTCCTCGCTTCAACTGTTCTTTTGTTACGCTATATGGAATTTTTTCAATTTTTCCACCCTTGGCAAGAAACTTCTTCATTAGTTTTTCGCGTTCTTTTCTTTTTTTATCTTTTTCTTCTTCAGGTTTATAATTCATATGTTGTTAGTTTTATTATTTTAAATGCAAGTTTTTTAAATACCTCTTTAGTATGATTTTCACGATACATTACTTTATAGTTATGTTTAAGCACATCTTGTTGTTGAAACCGCCATTCTAAATGTTCTGCTTTACTCATTTTATTTAAGTGTTTTACAGTATCATTAATTACGTTTAGAATCATTGTCCAACGCTTATATGTATCCTTTTCTGTATCAAAGCTATAATTAAACATTTTATCATATAGCTTGTAGCCGTAATCTTGTAAATTTTTATTAGCATTAGGTTGCCCCCAAACAATAAATGGTTGCATATGAAATATAGAACGAAATGTTTTTTCACTCCAGAATCTGCTAGTGCCCCAACAATCATCTGCGAATGTTTCTCCTACTACTTGAAATAATGTAGCATTATTTAAATGAGAATTTAATGCCATAGCGTGATTAGTTTCGAAGTCGTTAGTGTCTGCAACTAAAGGTAGATACTTACTAAACCTTGCCAAGTCATTTGGTGTTATGCCACAGTTTGCAGGTAATGTGCTACAAAGTGCATATAGATTTTCAGATGTACTTTTTATTTTATTATGACTCACTATACCTTTATCAAATATCTTACTATTAAATAATTCATAAGCACTTAAAATTCTATGGGGTCTATTTACCCTACTAAGACTTAAGAAGTATTTTTCACCGTAATAAAATCTTTTAGTATCTCTAAGCACTTCAAGATATCTTGCTTCTACAAGTTTATCAAGTGCCACTGGATTGAATGCAATATCATATTGTGGTAATGTTTCTTTTTTCATGTTAAAAAGCATCTGTTCAAAGTTATTAAAACAAGCAACATTAATAGATCTATCTATACCATGTTCAGTATTATATCTGATTAAATTTTGTTCTTCAACCATATTAGATGAAATAAAAATTATTTTTTCTGGTGGCACATGGAATTTTTTACAATTATAATACAAGATATCAAAAAATGGAGTATTACCGTATATGGTACTAAATCCTTCAGTACTTGCATCTAACATAAAAAACACTTTTGGATTTTTACGTAATTGTTTGAACATTTTTCTATTTAGGTATGGGAATAGACTAATCTCTTTATGCCAACGTGGGTATTTTATCAAAGCATGAAGAAGTATTATTTTAGGATCAAAGCAGTTATTTCGGTTAAATGCTTCTAGAAATTTTTGAGACGCAAGTGAGCTCCCAGGTTGTCGTATATATACGTTTCTTTTGATGTATTCAATTAAAGGGATCATATAGAATTTTTACCATAAATATTGTTTTACGTATTTATGTACGTATATAATGATTGGAGAGATCGTGTGAAGATAGCGTTTATTGGTTTAGGAAAATTAGGATTACCATGTGCTACTGTCGTTGCTGAAAAAGGTCACGATGTAACTGGTTATGATATTGCTGAAGTAAAAAGTGATGTTATTACTGTTAAGAATACTATAAAAGAAACAGTTAAAGATCAAGACATTATTTTTGTTGCTGTACCAACTCCGCATCATCCTGATTATGACGGTAAAGCGCCGACATCGCATTTAGAACCCAAAGATTTTTGTTATGATATTGTAGTTGACGTTTTACGAGAAGCTAATGAACATATGAATAAGGAACAATTATTAGTTCTTATTAGTACGGTTTTGCCAGGTACTACTCGTAATGAGTTTGTTCAGTTAGTTACCAACACACGGTTTGTTTATAATCCCTATTTTATAGCTATGGGAACTGTAGCGTGGGATATGATAAATCCTGAAATGGTAATTATTGGAACTGAAGATGGAAAACTAACTTCTGATGCAGAACAGTTAGTAGAGTTTTATAAAACTATAATGGCAAATAAACCACGTTATGAAATAGGAACGTGGGACGAAGCTGAATGTATTAAAATCTTTTATAATACTTTTATTAGTATGAAAATTGGATTTGTTAACATGATCCAAGATGTTGCTGAAAAGCAAGGTAATATTAATGTCGATGTAGTCACTAACGCTCTTTCAAAAAGTAAAAAACGAATTATTAGTTCAAAATATATGACAGCAGGAATGGGTGATGGTGGATCTTGCCACCCAAGAGATAATATTGCATTACGGCATATGGCTCAAAAATTGGACTTGCAATATGATATGTTTGATGCTATAATGAAAGCTAGAGAAGTACAGGCCAAAAACATGGCTAAGAAATTAGTCATGTTAGCTAACGAAACTAACCTACCAATACTTTTAAATGGTATTAGTTATAAACCAGGAGTAGATATAATGGATGGTAGTTATAGTTTGTTAGTTGGACATTATTGTTCAGAAGTCGAATATCATTGTATGAGAGTTGATCCATTGATATGTCCGCAGAAAGGACCATTTAGTGCTATTGTATTATTAGCACATTCTGAATTATATTGTTACTTGAATGATGATAGTATTGTAGTAGATCCTTGGAGAAAGTATAAATCAACTAAACACAAGGTTATCTATTATGGCAACACACGATGAAAAGAATATTAATAGTTGGAGACAGTAACGGGTTAGGTGAATGGGGACAAATTACTCCAGGTCCTGGCGTTGCAAATAACAATAACAATACTATTTTTAGACCTTTTAATCAAGACAAATATCTTGATTCAAAATATCCTAAACCTTTTCAAGTAGTTTGGCCTGGATTTGGTTATTACTTAGAAACATTATTTGGTCATGCTGTAGCTAATCATTCTTTTGGTGGTGCTGGAAATTTTGACGCAGTTTTTAAATCAGAAGAAGCATTAGGATTAGCACCTCCCTTTACAGCTTCAACATTTTATAATCCTGATCTTATTATTTGGATGTTAACAGAACCTATTAGAAATTATACACGAGTTGAAAAGCAAAGACTTGGATCCAGTGAAGCTGGTCTTATAGATTTAGAAAAACATTTTGAAGCAAGTTATAAAGCTGGTATAGATTATACTAAAACAGTTCGTGAATTAGATCGTACTTTAGTGCAAGTTGCATTTGAAGGTGCTCAACGTGTTTATGATGAAACAAACATTCCTTGGATTGTAATTGAAGGATGGGGACGCACTTGGGGAATGGAAAACGATTATTCTTTTATTAAGCACGTTCATAAAGATTGGTTGAAAAAAATACTAGGTAGAGATATACCTTTAGTTACATCTTGGGAAGGTCTAAATAATATTCAAGCTCTTAGACCTGATTTAGCTGAAACAGAAGAATTTAAAAAAATAGTAAACGACTATGAAGAAATTGTTAATTATATGAAAGAGTCAGATGATTTTCCTGATAATGCCCATCCAGGACGGATATTGCACGAGCAATTAGCAAAAGAATTGGAGCCTTATGTTTAAAAATATTATTATTGACCATAAAATAAATTTAAAAAATGCAGATGTTTTAAACTTCTTAAAAGTAAGACGTAGATGGCCCCATTCATATCCTTGGGGACAGCCAGCAATTGAAATTATTACTAATAAGGGGGTATCAGTTAATCATTATGATTTATTTAAACATGATGGATTTATAAATTTTGACATATTTAAAAGTTACTATGATGAAGGGTTTACTGCTATTATTTCTAATGTCTTAGATTTAACTGCTGAATTACGTTCATTAGAAAGAAAATTAACTTTAGGATTCGGATCTCCTATTAATGCTAATTTTTATATATCAAAAGGTAATAAAACGCAAACTGCAAGTTTTCCTGCCCACCAGCATGAGTATGAGGTTATAGTTAAACAGTTACATGGTTCGTCTGATTGGTTAGTTGGAGGCAAATCATTAGTTACACATAAAAATGATGTTATTGTTATACCTACAGGAACACAACATCAGGTTGTTACTGTTCCTGAAGAAAGATTATCGTTATCAATTAATTTTGATTGAGGAATAAGATGTATGATATTGTTTTTATAAGCTATGAAGAACCTAATGCAGATAAAGTTTACGAAGATTTAAAGGCAAGGTTTCCTATGGCCAAGCGTGTCCATGGGGTGAAAGGAATACATCAAGCACATATAGCCGCGGCTAAAAAGTGTTTTACAAAAATGTTTTGGGTAGTAGACGGAGATGCTCAGTTAAAAGAAGATTGGAAGTTTGATTATATTGCAAGTAAATGGGATCATGATGCTGTTCATGTATGGCGTTGCCAAAACCCTGTAAACTTTTTAGAATACGGTCATGGTGGTGTAAAGTTATTGCCAAGACAACTTACAATAGATATGGATGTTACTCATCCTGATATGACAACTAGTATTAGTAATAAATTTTTCGCCCATGAAGAAATTAGTAATATTACAGCATTTAATACAGATCCTTTTAATACGTGGAAAAGTGCATTCCGCGAATGTGTTAAGTTGTCAAGTAGACTTATTAGAGGACAAGTAGACGAAGAAACTGAAATGCGATTAATGGTATGGTGTAATGAAGGTATGGATAAGCCAAATGGTGATTATGCTATAATGGGTGCAAACGCAGGTAAAAAATACGGAGAAGCGAACCAAGGTAATAGAGAAGCATTATTTAAAATTAATGATTTTAAATGGCTTAAAGAACAATATAATGCAGAGAATTAAGGATATAAAAACAGTTCATATTGAACTAACTGATAAGTGCCAAGCACAATGTCCAATGTGTGCAAGAAATTTTCACGGAGGTGCTACAAAACCTTTTATTCGTAATGGAGATATTAGTATAGCTGAATTTAAAGAATGGTTCCCAAAAGAATTTTTAGCTCAGTTAACAAATTTTTATAGTTGTGGAAATTATGGTGACCCTGCATTTGCACAAGATTGTTTAGAAATTTTTCAGTATGTAAGAGATGCAAATCCTACTTGTAGATTAGCACTTCATACTAATGGTGGTATGCGTAACGAAGAGTGGTGGAGTAAACTTGCTCCTGTAATAGGATCAGTAAATCATAGTCAAGTTGTTTTTGGCATAGATGGGTTTGAAGGAACGCATGAACTGTACAGAAGAAATACAAAGTTTTCAAAAGTTATTGATAACATGGAAGCATTTATTAAAGCAGGCGGCGTAGCAAGAGTAGACAGTTTAGTTTTTAAACATAATCAAGATAATGTTGAAACACTTGAATATTTTTTATTAGGAAAAGGTGTGCAAAAAGTAAACTTTATTAGTACTGCAAGATTTTATGACTTGGATAAATTTGCAGTTCAAGATTTAGATGGAAATTATGAATACGATCTTGAACCTGCTACACGATCAGAATATAAAAAAGTACCAAATAAAACATTAGATAGTTTATTAGATGCTGATGTTAGATATGAAGCAATTAGTAAAGCTATTATTAAACCGAAGTGTATGGAAGACCAGGGTATATATGTTGACCCGTATGGAAATATTTTTTCGTGTTGTTTGATAGGTAGTGATTATTTAGAAGATCCATTAGAAGAAACGTTACCTATTCATGCGTTAAGAAATATGACAGCACAAAATACAAAAGATATGTTAAAAAATATTGGAGTACCAAATTGTAAAGATGGCGTTCTTGATGAAGATATTATACTATGGGAACATATGGGCGATTATTGGCACGGCGATAGTAAGTGTATGACGTGTGTCAAAGCGTGTTCTAAAACAATCTTTAATACAACAAAGCATATATCATGACAATACCATTTGAAAATATAGTTAAACTAGGACAAAGAACTATGCTGGAAAATAATGTTTTTTCAGTTAGTTGGATCTTAGGAAGATTTTGTAATTACGATTGTAGTTATTGTTGGCCGTATGCTAAAAGTAAAGTTGTAGACCACAGACCGTTTGAACAGTATATTCAAACAATGGATCAAATTAAAAGCCAAGCTAGAGCTAATGGATTTGAGAAGTTTCATTTTAGTTTTAGTGGTGGTGAGCCAACTGCATATAAAGGATTAATAGATTTAATTAAAGCATATAAAGAGCCGGTTAGTGATTATCTTAGTGTGCATATGACTACTAATGCTAGTCCAGGATTTAATTGGTGGAACAAATGGTTAACAGCAACAGATGGATTAGATCGTAAAAGCATAACAGCAAGTTATCATGCAGAATTTTCTGATGAAAAAGAATTTGCGGGAAAACTAAAATTTTTGCAAGAGCAAGGAGTGTTAGTTACAATTAATCAAGTTATGGTTCCTGCTATGTTTGATGAATATTATGAAAGAGCTGAACGTTTTAAAAGTGAAGGATTACACGTTACTCTTAAACCGCAAAGTAATGAAATAGCAAGTGCAGTAGTTGAAGGATATACTTCTGAACAATGGGAAATATTACAAAATGATATGGAACAAGAAATAAGTCAACTTGCATTATATGATAAAGACGGAAAGGAGTACACTTTAGATCAAGCAGAAAGATTAAATGCCCATCAATTTAATAAGTTTAAAGGGTGGATGTGTAATGCAGGCTATCAAAGTTGTATTATTCGAGAACCAGGAGGCGAAATTAAAAGAGGGTATAGCTGTCATGACGAGCCGTTAGGTACTATTGACGAAGGATTTACTTTATTTAAAGAACCCCACCGTTGTATAACACCAACTTGTGTAAGTAGTGCAGATAGTAAAATACCCAAAGAGCTAGTAAATGAAAATTGATCTTAATGATATTGCTTACTGGATGGATGGAATCCGGAACGAAGATAATCATATGCGTTATCATATGCTAGAAAGCTTCTGGCATGGACAACTTAAGAGTAAAATATGGTTATGTGAAACACTTGCTAACGTTGAACATACTATATCAAATAGAATAGTTATTTTTGGCGGGTGGTATGGAGTACTAGCAACAATGATTTTTAATAGTGATGTTGGAGCAAAACATATTACAAGTGTTGATATTGATCCTGCGTGTAAGGACATAGCAGTAAATATGAACAAAGCGTATGCAATGAACGGTAAGTTTAATGCAGTTACAGAAGATATGTGTAATTATGAATATACAGAAGATCCACACATTGTTATTAATACAAGTTGTGAACATATTACACAACAACAATATGATGCTTGGTTAGAAAAAGTTCCTGGTGATGCATGGATAGTTGTTCAAAGTAATAATTTTGCATCACATAAAGAACATATTAATTGTGTAGATAGTCTAAAAGATTTTAGATGGAATTCAAAAATTAGTAAAGAGTTTTATTCAGGTACATTAGAGTTGCCTGAATACGATAGGTATATGATAATTGGAAGAAAATGAAAACTAGATTAATAGATAAACAGTTACAGAACGAAATGTTACAAACAATTAATGCTCATGCTTTAAGTTATGCCGGTGGAAAAGCTATTGATTCAAGAATTATATATGCTATGACTTTAATACCAAGACATCATTTTGTAGGTGAATTAGCATACGAAGATATGCCAGTTCCTATTGGGCATGGACAAACTATTTCGCAACCTTTCATTGTAGCATATATGACTGATATGCTTCAACTCCAACCATTGCATAGAGTACTAGAAATAGGAATGGGTTCAGGTTATCAAGCCGCTGTATTATCTGAACTAGTACAGGAAGTTTATACTGTAGAACGAATTAAAGAATTATATGATAAGACTGCACCAAAACTTAAAAAGTATAAAAATATTATTAGTAAAGTTGGCGACGGTTATAAAGGGTGGAAAGAATTTGCACCTTATGATAGAATTATGGTAACAGCTATGGCAGATGAAATTCCAGTTGACTTAACAAAACAGTTAGTAGTTGGCGGAAAAATGATTATACCTGTTAAGGGTGAATTATTATTAGTTACAAAGAAAAAGGAAATTGCTGGGGTTCCACTGATTGAGCAACAATCTTTAATAGGAGTAAGATTTGTCCCACTTGTAAAGGAATTAGAAGATGACTGACAGTAACGAGTATTGGTATAATCCTGCAGACTCACAGTTAGGTAAATGGCAACGTCAGTTAGAAGGCGTTTCTAAATCTCCTACGTTCTGTGTTTTACCGTGGATACATTTTGCAACAAGACCAAATGGTGATATGCGTTTATGTTGTAGTGCTAATGCCAGCGGAGCGGCTACTGGTGATCATGAAGTAGGGTTAGTAAAAATGGAACATGGTAAGCCTGCTAACTTCGGTCGTGAAACGCCTATGGAGGCTTGGAACAATGACTATATGAAGTCAGTAAGAACTACTATGCTTAAAGGACAAATTCCTGCTAGTTGTACTAAATGTTTTAATGAAGAAAAAATAGGTGTTGTTAGTAAACGTATTTGGGAAACAGGTACTTGGTATAAAGATGGAGTAGATATTCCTGAATTAATTAAACAAACACAAGAAGATGGTACAGTTCCAGAAGAATTAGTATATTTAGATTTACGTTTAGGTCATACGTGTAATGTTAAATGCGTAATGTGTAGTCCGCATGATTCTAGTCAATGGGTTAAAGACTGGAAAGAATTAGTTCCGCAATTAGAAGACCCTGAAGTAAAAAGACAAATGGCTTGGGACAAATCAGAGTTCAATAATAAGTGGCATGAGAAGGAAACGTTTTGGGAGGAAATGAATAAGCAAATTCCTAACTTAAAGCAAGTATATTTTGCTGGTGGTGAACCTTTAATGATTAGAGAACATAAAACATTTATTGAAGAAATTATACGTCAAGGCTATCAAGATAAAATCTTATTAAGATATAATTCAAATGGTATATTAGTAGACGAAGATTTAATTGAGTTATGGAGTAAGTTTAAGAAAGTTAAATTTGCAGTTAGTATGGATGCCTGTTTCCAACGTGATGAATATATACGTTTTCCAACGGAATGGTCAGTTGTAGAAAAGAATCTTCATATGCTAGATAATACGCCTGACAATATACAAACAAGTTTAGCCACTGCTATACAAATTTTTAATGTAAAACACTTACCTGATTTTATGAAGTGGAAAGTACAATCTAAATTTAAAAAACTTAATGTAGGTACAGTTCCAGGCGGAACACAAATGGGCGGTGGATTAGTTAATATGCATTTACTTTATATTCCTACATTTTTAAGTATACAAATATTACCTAAAGAAGATAAGCAAGAAGTTAGAGAACGTTATTTAGAATTCAAAGATTGGCTGTTTACTAATTATAGACAAGATGATGAGTATTGGAAAATTAATCCTTATGGTTGGAAACGTTGGGAAGCAGTAATGGATCATATGGATGCACAAGATAATAGTTATTTACTTCCAGGCTTCAAAGAGTATGTAACTAAACTAGATGCTATTAGAGGATTAAAAGCGTCTAATGTTTTTCCAGAATTGGAACATTTATTATGATTACGAAACCTAACAAAATAGTTTCAACGCAACCATCTCATGTTTTAGATATTAGATTTTTCCCAACCGATATTTGTGATTATGATTGTACATATTGTTTTGCTGATTCTCATCCCGGAATATATAGGTATCCTAAGAATGTTGATACTGTAATAAAAAACTTTAGAACATTGTTTGATGTCTATACTAAAAAATTTAATAAAACAGAATTTTGGTTGTGTATAGCAGGTGGCGGTGAGCCAACCCTTTGGCCGCACTTTAATACATTTTGTAAAGAAATTAAAAAAGAACACAATGTTCAACTTAAAGTAACAACTAATGCTTCTAGAACTTTAAGATGGTGGGAAGAAAATGTTGAATACTTAGATAGAGCAACGTTAAGTGCCCATCATGAGTTTATGGATGTAGATCATTTTATGAAAGTAGGTGACTTTCTATATGAAAACAATTTAAATGTTGGGGCATTAATGTTAATGGATTGTGAGCATTGGGACAAGTGTATTGCTATTGTAGAGAAGATGAAAACTAGTAAACAACCTTGGATTATAGAAGCTAAAAGTATTCTTCAATTCCCAGGTAAAGATATTAACTCTTATACTCAAGAACAAATAGACTATGTTGCAAATACTATTAAAAGAGTTCCAGATCCAAAGTACATATTAAAACATATTGATGATTTTAATGTATTTCAGAGTGTTGCTTTATTTAATGATGGTAGTGCAATAACTATGAAATCTGAAGGATATGTTCATAATAAATGGAATTATTTTACCGATTGGACTTGTCATGTACCTATAGAAAATTTAATTATAACATATGATGGTACTGTTGCAGGATCATGTAATGCAAATATTTTTAAAGATGCAAAAATTAATCTTTTTTCAGAAACATTTAAAGAAGAATTTCAAGAAAAATTATTTGATTTAAAACCAATCAAATGCCCTTTTAAAGAGTGTAACTGTTTACCAGATACTCATATTACAAAGTATATTTCGTAAGATTAATATCCGCGGCACAAGTACACCAATCTCGTGTACAAATAATATTTTCAGTTGGCCTTTTAAAAGTCCCTTTATAGATATTACCTAAACTACCCCCAACGCGACAAGTAGCACGATGTACGTCACCATCCCAATTTACCATTAAACTTTCCACTCCTGCTGTACAACTCCACCCTTTAAATTTATTAGTTTTATTAATAAGCAAGTCATTTACGTTACATTCAATCTTCCCATCAATTAAAGTATTAGCAGGCGGATTGTGATTTTCCGTTTTTAAAAAGTCCAATTCTTCCTTAGAATAGCGTTCCAAATCTTCAAAAATATCATGTGCTTCAGTCCAGCGTATAGGACGTAAAGCATAGGGTATTCCTGCTTTAGAAAGGCGTCTACAAGCGTCTACAACGTCGTTTAAGCGGTGATTAAGCATCATGACGTGTACAAGTACCATCTTGTTTTTAGATGTGTTATAGACGCTTATAATTGTATCTAGAGTGCGTTCCCAATTGTACTCAAGATGCAAACTAAACACAATATGATCCAAGTATTTTTGGAGCATATCTACATAAAAATTTTTGGATCTTGTTCCGTTTGTTGTTACATTAATCCAAGTAACTTTTGGGCGAGCATAATCTAAGAGGGCAGTAATGTTTGGATGAACAAATGGTTCACCGCCTGTAAGACTAATTCTTACATTTTTAATTTTGGATAGTTCGTCGACGGCCTTTTTAAGTGTTTTAATATCCGTGTGCGGACTTTCCATATCATGAATTTCAGCTGGACAATACGAGCAGTCATAATTACATCGTTTACCCAAGTTCCATTCAACCTTAACGCTTTTAGCATAGTGTTCATATTTATTCTCTACTTTAAACATTGTACAGCCCCAATTTTATTATATTCGGAAAGTGTCTTTATAACGGCTTTATGTCTTGTGTCATTTAGTCCACTTGCTTGAAGATTAATTTTAGCTACAGGAATCATTCCAAAGCTATTTCTTTTAAATGTAAGGCCTCTTTTCTTAAGCCAACTATTAATTTGCAATCTTCTAAAAGCGTGTACAAGCCAGTTAATATTTCTCCCAAATTTTATCATAATATCAGAGCTATAATGGGTTTGTGGTACATCTATAGTATATTCATCATTATCTTTAAAAATATCTAACATATTTTTACCTACATGGCAATAGTTAATATATACATCACCAAATCTCCATTTAAATGTAAAGTTATTATAATTTTCTAATTTTTGTCTAGGTCTCTTTTTAAATGTTATAACAATTGTAGCCGCATTACCTCTTTTTTGTGATTCATATTCATGGATTAGTATATTAAATTTCTTAACAGCTTCTTTAATATCATTAGGGGCATTGTTAAACCAATCTGTGCCTTTTGTAATTTCGCCACGTAATTTTTCAAAGTAAGTATGCAAATAATTTAAGTTAGTCTTTTCTGTTGCAATAATGTCTATTACTTTATCATAACTATTAATAAGTTCAATCTGTTCATTAATTAATTTAATATACTTTTTATTTTGCCCTGGCCAATCAGTAAATCTTGTATCTTCGTCTATTTGATTATAATTAGATAATTCTTTGTACCACTTTTTAGCAATCTCAGTATCATATACATTAAAGTATACCCATTTACTATTTTTATCGTTTTCAAATAATATTCTAAACATAGTCAGCAAACTCAGGATTAATTTTATCAAACGGGCCTTGCTTTCTTTCTGTATCTAATGTTTTGTTAAATGCAATACAGTCTTGCCAATATTCTGATAAGTCCTTTGCTTCTAAAAAGTTTATGTTATCAGTAATTTGTTGTTTTGTAATATTTTTTAAAATAGGATATTTTTTTACTAATTTATAGGTCTCTATTTTAGTGTACATACCAACTAGTTGTCTAATTACACTTTCTTTTAAAGGCCTAGGTATAACTTGGGCACTTAATACTCTTGGGTATTGTACTCTATGACTATAAAATACTATTTCTAGTTTATCTAAAAAGTACTCAATAACTGTTGGCATTTGCATTACATTGTTAGCTTGAACAGTAAAGGCGCCAACAATTCTACTTACTTGCGGAATTTTTTTCATTTCTTTAACGTTCTTTATAACTTCATTAAAGTTACCATCAGTACGAATGTATTCGTAAACTTCCCATAGGCCATCGATACTAACATTAACTGCTACACTTTTAAATTTAGGCCAATACTCGTGGACAGTTCGTTTACCTTTAATACCAAGTGTAGTTCCGTTTGTAGCATACTTAATTTCTATATTTTTACCATAGGGTTCTAACATATCTAGAATTTTATAGTGCATAGGATCCATTAATGGTTCACCTCCTGCAAATTCTACTCGTCTAAAGTGTGGTAATAGTTTTTCAAAACTGCTCCACCAGTTAGGGCTATCATCAAATAAACCTACGTAAGGTGCTTCAGTTAATCCTAAGTTTTCTACAGCATCAACAAGATAATTGTTTTCAGCTTTATAATGATGTACAATAGATTTCCAATCTTTCCATTGTGTACTATCTAATGGATTACACATACGACATCTTAAGTTACACAAGTTATTAATTTTAATTTCCATAGTTGGCAATTCAAATGGCATTGTGTAATCGTCTTTTAATGTGTCTAATGCATTAGGATATAAGTTAATTCTTGATTCAGGAATAACATTACTAATATGTCGTTGACGTAAACTTTGTACACCTTGGTCTTCTAAATCAAAGCACGGTTTACATACGTCAGGACGTTCGTTGTTTAAAACTTGTTTACGAACTTCAAGCATTTTTTCATTGTTCCACGCTTCTTCTAATGTTTCGTTTTGTATCCAACCAATAGGTTGACTACGACAGCAAATTTTAATTGCCCCATCTTCTCGTGTTGCTAACCCTGTGAAAGGGTGCATACAGAATGTACATGATTCTTGTTTCATATTACTCCTCGGCTTCCTTTATAGCCCACTCTCTTTCTTTGCACCAAAAACACTTTCCACACTCAGGTACAGATTGTCCTGGAATATACGTTCTATAATCTAAGTCTCCAAAGACTTCTGGGTAGTGTGTTTTATCACCTTCGCAACTGCGAGTACGTGCTAATAAACCTCTAATGTTATGTTTATAGTATTGTGCAATAATCCAATCTTTGCTTGTATAGATAAAAGGATGACATACTGTTACGCCCATATGTTCTCTAATTAATGGCGTTAAATCTTGTTCATTAGGTTCAACATCTCTATCATCTAATTTACCTTTAAAATCTTCTGTAGGATTTTTGTTTACACCGGCAAACCAAGCATCAAGTCCATATCTAAATGCAATATATTCTGCGTGTGAACGTAGTATAATTTGGTTACCACTTTTTAGTTTACCATATTCATCTACAATATTAGGACCTACATGACCCCATTCTAAATCAGGTGGAATAAAGTTTTCATGTCTAGTAAATCTAAGATCTGGAAAGCGTTCTTCTAACCAATTATAGACATCAATGCTATTATATTTTTGCCAGGGTCTTGTTTTCCACATTCTAATATTAGTTAAAATATGAATATTAGCTCTAGTATTAGAACATATTAAATAAGCTAACAAGGCACTATCGGCACCACCGCTTAAACTAATACCTATGTTTCTCCATGCTTTTAACATTGGAATTTCAATATCACCGTACTTCACAATTGATTCTTTATATTTGGTGTTTTCCAGCATTATTATATTTACCGTAATTATCTGCCCAGTTAATTATTTCCGATAAGTATGTATACCATGTTAAAAAACACATACATCTATCATGATGTAGCTGAGATCGTTAATATATTACCGTCATTACAAGAAGGTAAAAACGATTTTACGCAACAAACAGGAAAGTTTTTTTACGATCCTTGGGAAGTATTACCACAATATAAAGGTACATCATTAGAAGAATTGCACAATAAATTACCACGTGCTGGCCAAATGCGAGCTATGGTAATGCATGAAGGTGATTGTTATTCTGAACACGCCGACATTGATGATAGATATCATTTAACAATAGATGCAGAAACTAGTTATTTGATTGACTTAGATAATGACAAGATGCATCCGACGTTAGTTAATAATACAATTTATTTAATGGATGGTGGTACCGTTCATACAGCCGCTAATTTTGGTCATGTTCCTAGAACAGAATTAGTAGTAAGACAATTATTAAATCATAATAAGTTAAAAGATCCTGTTAGATTAAATTTAGCTGTTAATTATGATGTATTTGATTTACGTTATCGTTTTGATATTGTGTTTAGTCCTTGGTTAAACCGTGCAAATAAAAATGGTATAATTGATAATTTTGAACCTGTCAGTGAAAAACAAATACTTGTAGATTTAGAAAAAGAGTATTTAGACGAATTTAAAGGTTTAATTGAATTT